AGTATTAAGTGGTTATCGGAATTGGCAGAAACGTCAGAAAGCGATTCGGTACGCCTTGGGGCAATCAAGGACTTACTGGATAGGGCGGGACTAAAACCTGTAGAGAGAATAGAACAGACCACAGTAGAAAGAATGTCTGATGAAGAAATCCAAAGAGAACTCGACGCGCTTATCAAACACTAGGGCTGTAGAATTACTCAAAGAGCAAAGACGGCGTGAGCGCTATTCTAAGATCAATTCTTATGACCCCTACCCTTACCAGCTAAAATTCCATAAAACAGGCTCAGAGGCCAACCAGAGGCTTCTGATGGCAGCTAACCGCATAGGGAAGTCTTATTGCGGGAGTATGGAGCTGAGTTACCATCTAACAGGGCTATACCCTGATTGGTGGGAGGGAAGAGTATACCGTCAACCCATCGTAGCATGGGCGGGTGGAGTCTCAAATGAGACAACCAGAGACATTGTACAGTTTGAATTACTGGGTTCCCCCGATGATCCAGAGGCTTTCGGGTCAGGCACAGTGCCTAAAGACCTTATTATTAAAACAGAAAGGAAGCCAGGAGTACCTAATGCTAAGAGTGTAGCTCTCATAAAGCATATTTCTGGTGGGAACTCTTCTTTATTCTTCAAAGCATACGAGATGGGTGTAGAGAAGTGGCAGGGACGTAGTGTGGATTGTGTATGGTTGGACGAGGAACCATCAAGAGATATTTATAGTCAGGCCGTAACAAGGACATTAGACCGTAAGGGGATGGTTTATATGACCTTTACCCCTGAAAGTGGGATGACTGAGACAGTAGCATCCTTTATAAACAGGCTACAAAAGGGACAATCATTAGTAAATGCGACATGGGATGACGCATCTGAGTCAGTTAAGAGCATGAATGGTGAGAATGGTCACCTTAATGAAGACGTTATGCAGCAGATTCTCTCCTCTTATTCCCCACATGAGAGGGAAATGAGGCGATATGGTAGACCATCTATAGGATCTGGGCTTGTATTCCCCCTTGGGGAAGAGCAAGTTATAACAGATCCAGTGCATATTGAGGAACATTGGCCTAGAATAGCAGCAATTGACTTCGGATGGGATCATCCAACAGCTGTAGTTTGGTGTGCAATTGACCGAGATGAGGACATATTCTACGTATATGACTGCTATAGAGCGTCTAAAGCAAGCCCTTCAGTGCATTCAGAGAACATCAAGACAAGACCGCATTTTATACCCATAGCCTACCCGCATGACGGCAATCGCAGGGATAGCATGGGAAATCCGGGCTTGGCTGACCAATATAGGAACTTAGGTTGTAACTTCCTATTAGAACATTTTTCTAATCCCCCATCATTGGGGGTTAATAAAGGCTCCAACTCTATCGAGGAAGGGCTGATGGCAATGCTTCAGGCAATAGAGGGTGATAAGTTTAAAGTCTTCTCAACTCTTTCAGATTGGTTTGAAGAGTTCAGAATGTATCACAGAAAATTTAATAAGGTTGTTCCAATCAGGGATGATCTTATGTCTGCAACACGATATGCGTTTCAATCACAACGGTTTGCTGTATCTGGTAAAGATCCAGCATGGACACAAGACGTTAATTATGGGGATTATGGAATAGTTTAATGGCTCAAACATCAGAAGACGAACTAATTACTAGGATACGTGGCGAGATAACAGACTCGCTTGGGTATATGGGTGATACTATCTCTCAACAGAGAGAGACGGCTATGGAGTATTACTATAGCCTTCCCTTCGGTAATGAGGTTGAAGGTAGGTCACAGTATGTAGACTCTACAGTGCAGGATACGGTGGAATGGATTAAACCTTCCTTAATGAGGGTATTTGCTTCTGGAGATGAGATGGTTAAGTTCACACCTCATGGCCCAGAAGATGTACAGATGGCAGATCAGGCTACGGATTATGTGAACTATGTATTCACTAAAGATAATCCCGGGTGGGAGATTTTATACTCGTGGTTCACGGATGCCCTGTTAAGTAAGAATGGTATAGTCAAGGTCTGGTGGGATGATTACGATGAACCCCAGCGAGAAGAGTATACTCACCTTGACGAAATGGAGTATGAAATCCTTATTGGAAATCCAGAAGTTGAAGAGATGGAACATGAAGAATATGTAGAAGAAGATGAAGCGATGGGGGTTGTTGCGTACCATGATGTAGTCATTAGTAGAACTAGGCGAACTGGTAAAGTAAAGATAGAAAATATCCCACCTTCTGAATTTCTTATTTCAAGAGAATCTAAAGGCATACAGGATGCTAGATTCATATGTCATAGAGTAGAGAAAACCCTATCAGACTTGAGGGAGATGTACCCCGATAAGGATTTAGATCCTGGTGAATTAGGTTCCGGTGATGACGACATGACACAGTTCTCTGCTGAAAGGTTAGAGAGGTATGCTTATGATAAGTCTGCTAGATACTGGGAAGGATGGGGAGGAGAAGAGTATGGTGACGAGGGTTTAAGAAACTACTGGTTACATGAATGCTTTCTCAGAACAGACTACGATGGGGATGGTATAGCAGAGCTAAGAAAGGTTTGTGTTGTTGGCTCAACTATTCTTGAGAATGAGGCTATTGATTCAGCACCCTTTGTTTCCATTACCCCAATAAAGATTCCGCATAAGTTCTTTGGTTTATCTATAGCTGATCTAGTTATGGATCTTCAGCTCATGAAATCTACATTAATGCGGAACCTCATGGACAACATGTATAACCAGAACTTTGGGCGCTATGCAATTTTAGAGGGTCAGGCTAACCTTGATGATCTTCTTACACAACGACCTGGTGGTGTGGTCAGAGTTAAGTCTCCAAACGCAGTTACACCTTTAGCTACCCCAGCATTAGAGCCTTATTCATTCCAGATGTTAGAATACTTGGATAGTGTAAGGGAATCAAGAGCTGGTGTATCGAGGATGTCACAAGGACTAAATGAGAATGCGTTAACATCTCACACCTATGCTACGGCTGTTAATGCAGTCATGGGTGCAGCACAAAGCCGAGTAGAGTTGATTGCTAGAAACTTTGCTGAGACTGGTGTTAAGGACTTGATGATTACTATTTATGAATTACTTATGAAGAACCAAGACCATGAAAGAGTTGTTATGTTACGTAATCAGTGGATTCCTGTACGTCCTGATGTTTGGAATGATAAGTTTGATTGCACTGTTTCAGTTGCTTTGGGTGGTGGTAATAAAGATCAGCAGATGGCTCACCTTTCAAGGATGCTCCAGTTTGCAGGGGAAGCAATGAAGGGTGGATTGAAAATAGTAAGCGAGCAGAATATGTATAATCTTGGAGCTTCATTAGTTAAGGCAATGGGCTTTCAGAATGTCGATGACTTCTTAACTAACCCAGCAACAATGCCTCAGCAACAGGAGCAGCCTTCACCTAAAGATCAGGCTGCTATGATGGAAGCTCAGATTAAGAAACAAGAACTAGAGATCAAAGCTGGTGAACTTCAGTTAAAGGCACAGAAGATTCAGCAGGAGTACGAGAAGTTACAAATTGATTCCAGCCTTAAACAGCAAGAACTTAATCTCGAAAGAGAACAGAAACGAGCCGTAGCTATAGGAGCCACATGACACCAGAAGAGAGGGAAGGAAGAGCTAATTCACTTTTAAATGATCCATTATTTAATGAGTCGTTTAATGTAATAAAAGAAGATTTAATGAATCGCTGGAATGTCAGCGGTTCCACAGAAGTTGAAGCTAGAGAATCAATCTGGCTTGCAATGAGACTGCTCGATAGAATACATGGTCATCTACAGTCCATAGTTGAAACTGGACATATGAACAAGGTTCTTAAAGAGCAACATCCATTTATCTAACAAGGAGTTTATTATGGCGGATACGCAAGAAGCCCCGCAACCAGCAGTAATCCCGACTCTTCCAGAAGGAAGTATAAGGGAAGCACAAGAAGCGTTTCTATCTTTGACGGAACCTGAAGAGGAGACACCTAAGAAGAAAGAAGCCGAAACGTCTGAAGAAGAAGTAGAGGACGTTGAAGAATCAACCGAACCTGAAGAGGAAACATTGGAAGCATCTGATGAAGAATCTGAAGAGGAGGAGGAGGACTCAGAAGAATCCGAAGTCGAAGAAGAAATCGTTGAGGAGGAGGACGACACACCTCAGTTATATGCTGTCAAAGTAGACGGCAAAGATTATGAGGTTACTGAAGAAGAACTCTTAAAGGGATACTCTCGACAACAGGATTATACACGTAAGACGCAAGAGTTAAGCGAGTATCGTAAGCAACTTGATGAAGCTGGTCAATACTACCAGCAAGAGGTTGCCAAGACTCAGGAAGCTCGACAGCAGTATATTCGTTCTTTATCAGATGCAGCACAGTTAA